CGACAAAGAAGGTGTTCTGCAACGAAAAGGTACTATGAATCAAATGCAGTCATACATTAAACAACTTGAACAAGAGGTTAAGAAACTGCGTGGTGATTTACAAACTTCTGAGCGTGAAATGATTAGTGCTAGAAAACAAACCATCACTCAAAAATTCAAAAGTGGTTTAGATACTGTAATGAATGAAATGAAAGATAAAGAAAGAAAAAATCTCAATAGGTTGGAAAATGTAATTGACAAAGCTGATTTGCAGGCTAGATTCGGACAAAAGCAAGAACAAGGCATATTGGGTGCCGAAGAAGGCGTTGAAGGTTAACAATATAGAGTCAAGTCTTACCTAGGATATCGAAAGGTATTGCCAAAGTTAGAGTAAGAAGATTCAGAAAGGAATAAAATGGAAGACCAAACAACAGAAAAAGTAGGAAATACTTACGAGGATAAATTAGTACAAGATAGAAAAGGTCTGGATGTTACTATGCCAGATGTTGAAGTTGTATCTAATGAACCACAAGAACAAGTAGTTGAAGAGCCACAACAAGAACAATATAGGGCTCCAAGCGAAATAACTGCTGAAGGAAATGAAGAGCAGATTGATTATGCTACTGATTGGGAACAAGAAAGTAGAAAATTTCAATCTATGTATGATAAGCAAAAAGCTGAGTTTGATGCATTAAGCTCTCAAATAAAACCTTTACAACAGTTACAATCTGTTCTAGAATCTAGACCAGATGTGGTTCAAACATTACAACAGCAACTCGAAGGAAAGCCTACACAAAATAATGAAACTAAATCTCAAGATAATATTGTAGATGAAAATTCATTTGACCCATGGGAAGCCTATTACAAACCTGACTCTCCATCGTACAAGTTACGTGTAGAGAAGGAAAAGGCTTTGGTTAATGAAGCTGTTTCTGAACAAATGGCTGGAATCCAAAGTCAAGTTGCTATGCAAAATCTTAAGACTGAGTTAAAAGGAAAGTATGGTATGGGTGATGATAAGGAAATAGATGACTTTATTAATTTTGCTATGACACCAAGAGATCAGCTACCAGTTGATTTTCTTATTAATGTTTATAGACAATTTTATAATAAAGGAGAAAATGCTCCCTCATCAGAAAACATACAAGCTGTAACTGAAACTCAAGCTATGCCAAGATCTGCTGGTGTTTTACAAGGTGGAGAACCTAATGTAAAAAGCGAGTTAGATGTTTCTTGGGATAGAATCTTAAAAGCTGGCAACGCTGGAAGATTACTTTAAAATAAATGAATAATGGAGAACATTAAAAATGTCTGTTACAAAAGGGATAAAACTCTCTAGCGATATTACTGCTGCAGCCACTAGTGCTGGTGTAGGACAAGCTCCAGATAGAAGACGGTTATACGATTTTAGTGATCGAGTTGCTGAATTGGCTCCAGAAGAATCGCCATTCTTCGTATACCTTTCGCAAGTTGCTAAATCGCCTACTGATGATTCAGTATTTCGCTATCTAGAGAATAGATCAAAAATAAATATGACAACAAGAAACTTTTTAATTAAAGGTGCTGTTGGAACTGTTGCTGCTGAAAGTAGCTATACCTTCATAGTAGATGCTGATACAGCTACTGGTGGTATTGACTCTGGTGGAGCTGCAGTTGATTTTTTAATTAAAGGAATGGTATTTGTTGTTAACACAACTACTGGTGCTGAAACTTCTGGTTATGCTCAGGCAATGGTAAGAATTGAAACTGCTCCAGTTTCTAATTCTAGTGATACTTCTTTTACTGGTAAAGTTATAAGTTTATCAAATGCTAATGTTTCTGGATACAATGTTATTGCTGATGATGACGTATGTCAAGTTATTGGTACTGCTTTTGCTGAAGGAACTGCATCACCTGATACTTTTTCAACTGAAATTGAAGATGACTTTGGTTTTACTCAAATCTTTAAAACTTCTTGTGAGTTATCAAACACAGCTATTGCAACACGTTACCGTGGATATGCAAATGAGTTTGAAAGAATTTGGGCAACCAAGTTACGTGAACATAAAGTAGACATTGAGCGTGCAATGCTATTTGGACAAAAAGCTCGTGTTTCTGGTGTTCAATATACTGAAGGTTTAGTTGGTCATATTGTTAAAAATGCAAATCCAATAACCAATACTAATAATTTTAGTTACACATCTGGCGTTCCTTACTATCGTAGTGTTGCAACTTCTGAGTTAACCTATGATAGATTGCTTGCTGACTTAGAAGTTATCTTTGATCCAGCAAGAGGTGGTTCTGCAGATAGATTGGTGCTTGCATCATTACCAGTAATTACTTTCTTTAACAAGTTAGGCGATGGTGCTTTTATGGATGCATCTATGGGTGCAAGTGGTTCAATCAATCGTTACAACTTTGAAGAAAGACAAGGTCAGTTTGGTCATAAGATCATGACTATTGATACTGTTCATGGAACAATGCACTTAGTTAAAGAACCATTGTTTAGAGGTCTTTCCTCTGGTTTTATGTTGATGGCTGATATGAGTAAGTTAATGTATAGACCATTAGTTGGTAATGGTTTAAATCGTGATACTCATATTATTACAAACGTACAAAATTCAGATGAAGACTTACGTAAAGATATGGTTATTACCGAAGCTGGTCTTGAAGTTACACTTCCTGAGTGTCATGCACTCTATGAAGTAGAAAGTGTATAAGGAGTATAAGTATGTTAACTGATTATTTAAATGAGAATAGTGGTGTTAGCGATCTTGCTTTAAAATACGAAGTCATAAACGCTGCAAGAACTTTGACTGCAGCAGACTCTGGAAAAGTATTTGGAGTAGAGCAAGATAGTGCTTATGAGATAACATTGCCTTTAGCAGCAGCTGCTGGTCAAGGCTGGAACTGTAAGTTTATTCTTACTCAAGTTGCAGCTAATGCAGTAACTATTGCTAACAATACTAGTGAAGATACAATCGTAGGAATGACTGCTGGTGGTGATGGTGGTGCAGGTAGTTCAACAGATAGTACAGCTGTAGATGAAATCGTATTTATCAGTGGTGCACAGCTAGGCGATACAGTAGAGCTTTTTTGCAATGGAACTAATTACTTTGCAAAAGCAATGGCTCATGACGTTGCTCATATCACAATATCATAATCCGAATAAATAAGGATTGACAGTATGGATACTGTGGGGCTATCAATAAAAGGTAGCCCCAAAAATCCAAAAAGAAAAGGAATAGTAAATGGCTAATTATAATTCAAGCAATACAAATGTAAAAATTTTTGTTAATGATCCAGTAGGTGGAGATAAGAGTAGCCCATCTGGTCATATGGCAAAAGAAATTTACGATTACATTGTTTCGTTAGATTCTACTGATAATGCAATTATTTCAATATCTCATTGTCCTATGAATGGAGAAAGAGTTATGACTATGGTGGTATCTGGATCGTGAGCGTTTGTCAACATTGCAGTAAACCTAATAAAGAAAATTGGTTTTATTGTAGATCATGTGGGAAGAGAGCGTCTGCTCCTAAGTTTACAACAAATTCTTTTATGAGAAGCGATATAGCTAAAAGAACTGATATAGAATTTGGTACTATGGATAGACAAAAAAGTATTGATAAAATGAGAGACCAAGCTTGGAAGTTCGATGCGTAGGTTTGGTAAAGGTTTTAAAACAGTAACCAGTTGTACAATGACTGGAGGAAGGAAAAAAGAAAATGCCGTATCATTACGGAGGAAACTCAAACTCAAAAATGGTAAAGAAAAAATCCAAACCCAAAAAAAAGAAAAAAAAGACTAATAAGAAAAAAAGAGTGATGTAATAAATGGCAACTTTTAGTGCACAAGTAGTAGATTTAGTAGGTACATTTAGTGATGAAACTGCATTAGATACCTTTATAACAGAGGGTGCTAATGAAGTTATAAATGCTATGCCTCGTCTTATACTAGAACGAGTTGCAGATGAAGTTAGTGTTACTGATGGATCTACATCATCTGAAACTCATAAAATACTCTATGTTCTTTTAGGCGATCAACCATGTAGATTGGTTCCAGCTTTTAAAAGAGGCAGAATACAAGATTCTTCTGATATGGAGTTTGCAACTTCTACTGATCCAGCTTATTATATACAAGATGGAAAGATAAATGTTTTTCCTAATAGTGGAACTGTTAAGATGGTTGGAGTACCAGTTTACAATCAAGGTTCTCCTTTAGATGCAAGTGCAATATCTACAATAACTAATTTTCCAGACGAGTATGAATATCTTGTTACATTGTATGCAGCTATAAAAGCATTAAATCAAAATCTTTCTGCTTTGCATAGTAACTCTGATATTACAACTGCTTTAACTGCTATAAACACAGAGATAGATGAAACACTTACTATTGCAGATTCTATAAATACTCAGATAGATGATGCTGTTACAGAGATAGCTGAAACTGTTATAAATGTAGATGTTAGTGTAGATACTGCTTTAACAGCTATGAAAACTGCAGCTGAAAGAATAAATGTAGCTGTTGGTTTAGCTAGTGATGAGTTTGACAAAGGTGATGGTTTGCTAGACAAAGGAGAGTTGGATACTGAGAATGATGTAAATACTGCATTAACAGCTATGAAAGCAGCAGTAGAAGCTGCAGAAGCTGCTTTTGATAAAATGGATGGAGCTGATGAATCTGTATTTGGAGATGAAGATACATTTTTAACAGCCAGTTCTCAGCTAACAAGAGTTAAAGCTGCTATAGATAATGCTGAAAATCTTATTAATAATAACCAACCTAGTGCCACAACAGATGCTTTTGGAGCACAAGCTAACGAAGATATTGAATTAGTAACATCTGCTTTAAATATTGCTCAAACAGAAATACAAAGATCTCAAGCTCATTTGTCAGAATGGAATGCTATTGGAGATATGAGAATAAAGCAAATCAATGCTTCTTTGTCTGAAGCAAATGGTTATGGAAGTGAAATACAAGCTAGACTTGCTCAAGCTCAGGCTAAAAGAGAAGAGTCTAATTCTAGAATACAATTAGGTAACTCTTACTTAGCAGAAGCAAATGCTGCTGCAAGCGAAGTTCAAGCTTTTGGTAACGAGGTATCTCAAAGATTAGCACAAGTTGGTGCTCAAGGAAATGTAGCTGCAAGTTATATAAATGCTGCAACTGGATATGCTAATGAGATTCAATCTAAATTAAATATAGCTTCTGCTTATGGCAATGAAGTGCAGTTAAGATTAAATGTAGATAGCACAGAATATCAATGGTATGAAAGACAACAAGCAAAACTACAAGCTGATTATGACAAAGGTATTCAGTTGTTAAGAGGAGCATAATGGCTTTAACTGCTGTAACATTAAATACAAGTCCTAGTTTTACTCAAGTTACCTTGAATACAAGCCCTAGCTTTACTCAAGTTACTTTAAATACTAGTCCATCTTTTACTGGTGTTACTTTAAATACATCTCCTAGCTTTACTGCTGTTG